AAGCGGGCGCTCTCGGGCTTCAGGAACTGCTCGGGGTTCGACCACCCAATGGCTTTCAGGGCAGCCTTGTCCACGGCGACCTCGTCGTACAGGGCCGGGCTGGCTGCCTGCAGCTGCTTCAGGGCCATGATCTTCATGACGCGCTGGGCATGGCTGGACGTGTTGGGGTCGGCCTGAGGCACCAGTTCCACGTCGGTCAGGGCCTGCATCAGCTTCTCTTCATCCCACTGGACGCTGGGCTTGCGGTTGCGCTGCCAGAAGCTCTCCGGGTGTTCGCGGAAGCACTTGACCAGCAGCGTGAACTCTTCGGCCTGCGCCGAATGCATGCGCTTGTGAACGGCGTTCAGCACCTTCATGGCCTGCTCGATCATCGCCAGCGTCGTGCCAACCGGGGCGTCAGACCGGCCCTCGCCGACCTGAAGCTCAGACGTCCCACCGACACGCATGCCGGTCTGCGCCATGTTCTCGGTCAGCGCCATCAGGGCGGACGACGGCTCCTTGTACGGCAGCGGCATGATCGCATCGCCGATCCGCTGGCCACCAGTTTTCACCAGTGCAGCACCACCCGGCGGGACGCGGAACACGTTGGTGTTTTGGCGCGCTCCACTGTCAGACATCAGGAAGCCGGGGAAGTTGGCGAACATGCCAGCGTCGAGCAGTTCGCGCCATGCGGCGGTCACGGCGTTGGTCGTGTTGCCAAGGATGTGCAGCAGGCCGATGTCGTAGAAGCCCAGACCCGGAACGAAAGTGTACTTGACGAACGTCGTGCGCGCTTCCGGCAGGGCAGAGGTGTCTTCATCGTAGTTCCGTACGATGCTCAGGATTTCGCGGGACGAGATGTCGATAGTCACCCGGTACGGGATTTCCAGACCGGACGGCTTGCCCTTGTGCTTGTGTTCGTAGCCCTTGATGTCCAGTTCGCAGTAGACCTCGTAGATTTCGCGGTCACGGTCATCCGGGTTCGAAACGGTGACCGAGATGCCCTGCTGCGAGGCCTTGGCTTCCTGCGCTGCGTCGACGGTGACCTCTTTTGGCGTGGAAAGCTCCACGTCGCGATAGACGCCCAGTATCTGCAGGCGCTTCACGGTTGACGGCTTCAGGGTTACCCGGTGCGTGACGCGCAGAGCGCTGGACAGGTCTGTGGCCTTGTTGTTCACGATCAGATCATCGGCATCGACGCTGTCAGACGCGGGCCGGTTGCGCAGCGGGCAGAAGTAAATCTTCTTGAACGCGGTGCCACCGAAGCCCAGCAACAGCAGCATGCGGTCTGTGTCCGGGTAGTACTCGCGCGCCGTCGACGTCAGGTAGTGGTTCATGTCCTTCTCAAGGGCATCGGCCAGCTGGTCACGCTCCAGCGTCGTGCCGTTGGCGTCATCCCTGATCTTGACCGGTCCGTCGGTCGGCAGAAGCTCAGACCGGGCGTTGGCTTGGAAGCGCAGCACAGCTTCCTGCAGCAGCGGGTGCCGGACCTTGGACATGCCTTCGACCGGTGCGCCGTCGGACGCGCCCTGCACGCCGGGAAGCTCGATCTTGAGGCCCAGCAGCTTGATGCCCTGCGCCCTGTCGTCGATCCACTCGTTGCGGCTCTCCAGATCGTCCTGCACACCGCGCAGCAGGTCTTCGGTGATGCTGCTCAGTTCGTCGTCATCGATGTCGTCGGCGAGGTTGTCGAACCAGCCGGTCGGACCCTTCTTGCCTTCGGCATCTTCGATGGGCTTACCATCGAGGGACACGGTGATGGACCCATCGCCATGGTCGATCCGCAGGACGGCACCATCGGTATCGAACTCAGGGACATCAGGCTCCTCGTCCGCATTCTCGACCGTGACGTCCATGGGGGCGATAGCAGCCTCTTCCGGCTCCTCTTGCAGTCGGATGTTTGGTGACAGGCCGGACATGCTGATCCCTCAAGGTAATTGATGCCCGTGATCCTATCAGAGGCAGCCACCCTTGTCATGTGGGTCTGTCATTCTCAAAGAGAGCGCCGCGACCAGCGCAGGTTATGCTGTGTACCCGCCAATGGCCGCCAACACGGTTCTCCTTGAGCAGGCCGCGCTTCACCAGCGACCAGCGCGTTCCATCTGTGGACAGGCAATTCCTGCTCTCCCCGCCTTCAGGGCCGAAGCCCGCATAAAAATGCAGGCATTTCAGTTGCCTTTCTGAGAGCTTCACAGCTTGTCACCCTGTTCGTCGAGAAGCAGGTATGCACCGGCCAAGTAGTTGATTGCGCCAAGGATTTCGCGCTTGGCTGCCTCAGGCTCCATCCGCGACGCTTCCTGCGCCTTCTTCATGGCCTGCCCGAAGCAGAAGCCCGGACCCACCATGCGCCCGATCTCCAGCATCGGCTGCCGGTCGAACGGCTTGCCACCGCCATGCCGCTCAGCGCCCTTGCCCTGCATCACCTGATCCAAAGCCAAATCAAGAACGTCCTGCAGGTTGAGTTTCCGGTTGTCGTCCAGCATGCCGGGATTGCAGCACACCAGAGTGTGCATGTGGCTGTCAGTCGGTGCCCCACAGTTTTGGCATATGCCCATCTCGCCCCACTTATCCATCTATCGCCTCCACCGGTCTGTCAGGCTGGCCCTGATACTTGCCATCGTACGATGCATGATCTGACGTCTTGTGGAAGACGACCTGAGCGATGCCAGCGCCCGCCGGAATGGTGAGCTTCTGCCGCCCATGGTACAAAAGCTCAAGCGTCAAGAAACCGGACCATCCGTTTTCGATCACGGTGTTGAACACGGACAGGCCGCGCCGTGCCCAAGTGGACTTGTCGTGGACGACGCCCACCATGTCGACCGGCATCTGAAACTCCTCGATGGCCGAAGCAAGAGCAAAACGGCCCAGCGCAAAAGAGCCATCCACCCAGAGGCCAGCCTTCTGGACCGCGTTCTCGGGCCGGAAAATGATCTCCTGCTTGATGCGGATGTCATATCCAGCTTCGGACATGCCCCAGCTGACGCCGTATTCATGCCGCTTGTCGGACACCATGTCCTTGATCGGCTGCAGACCCAAGAGGGTTTGGCGGTTGACGATCATTTGCACCTTCCCTCAATGTCATTCAGGATCATGTCCGCAGCAACCTCTCCCAGTGCGCGACGGCCAAGCTTGCTCTTCTCTGTTGAGCAGATCAGGGACGAAATCAAAGACGTCAGGGTTGCGAGGATACTGTCAGCGTCCAGTCCTGAATTGCTGGCCGCGTTGAAGACGTCTTCCGCAAACTTTTTGGGTTTGTCGATCATTTCCATTTCTCCAGTGCTACCTTGGCGATCCGGACGCAGCGCTTTACCGTCGCGTTGGATCGAGGCGTGTCGCAGATCGAGATGTCGTAAAGCGCCAAGGCCAAGCCCTGACCGGACAGGCGCTCCGACGCAAGCAGCTGCCGGGACACTGCGAGGTGGGCGTTGAGACGCCTGACCTCTTTCCATGGGTTTAGAAACGTCATCAGTTCAAACTCCTGTTGGCTTCCCGGCGATGCACCCAGTCCCCGTCGGCTGCGGACATGAGGGCCAAGGTGAGCATGCTCAGGAACCGCTGCGCGCCCTCTGGGTTGTCGAAGTAGATCACGGTGCCCTTGTTGTCAGTGATCATCTTGACGACGTCAGCCGTCTCATCGTCGAGGGCGCTCTTGAGGTTCACGCCAGCCTCCGTCGAGATCGTGGAGGAGTTGATGATCGCGACGAACGGCATCAGCTGATGCGTGCCGGGCGGCTTGCCGATGCCGACGGCGATCAGGGCGTCGTTGTCCCCGTAGGTGTAATAGCTCATTGGTTTGCCTCCGAGAACCGGCGCATGCCTTCCATTGCGGCCTCCCGCTCGGTCTTGGCCATGACCGTGTACGTATCGGTGATGCCGCTGTGGTCCCACTCTCCGTGGACCGTCACAATGTACTCGATCTCCGTGTCGCTGTCAGCCTCCGGCGAGACTTCGGCATTGCAAAGTACGCGCTTCATATGGGTCTCCCTTTTGTCCCTACAAAGAGAGTATGGAAAAACAGACAAAGGGTCAAGTGTTGTACAGAGGGGTCTCGTTGTTGTTGCCATGGAAGACCTGACCGTCCTCGATCTCCCGCATGCGCTCAGTGGCCCGGACCAGATGGCCGGTGACCCGGAGGTGGCTCAGGGCCATGCTGACAGTGTCGACCAGATCGTCATGCGCCCCGCGCGGGAAGCTTGCCGTCTGCCGGATCACCATCTCGGCCCAGTCCTTGGTCGGGGCGTACACCATGCCCTCGCTGAAGATGTGCTGCACGGCGTACAGGCGGGCCGTCTTGTCCAGCGTCTTGGGGTCGTACAGGATCACCACGATCCCATCGTTGGCGAACACCTTGCGAAGCTCCTGCGCCACGCTGTGACCGGCGGCCTTGTTCTCGATCAGCAGGACATCCACCTTCATTCTGCGGCACGTGCTGGCGGTCTTCTCCACAAGCTCAGCGAACTCCAGCCGCTCCTGCCACGCGTACATCATCATGGCCTTGGGCACCGGGCCTACGGCCTCTGAGCTATAGCTTCGGGTGATGTCGATCTGACGCCCGTACCGGTCCACCGACCGGGTGGTCTGGGCCTCGCCGTCGCCGCTGAACGTGCCCCAGACCGTCATGGCGCTCGGGTCGTTCTCGGCCTTCTTGGTGTAGGCGGTGTCCAGTGATGCCACCACGTACTCTATGTCCGGGTACTCGGAGCGCTCCCAGACCTGCCACCAGCTGTCCTTGATGATCCCGCCGCCCCGTGGCTCCGGCGACTGAGCATACTGCCCAGCGGTCGCGTACGGACCCATAGCGGCCTCGTCCCGGTCGACCACGTTCTGCGGGAAGCGTTGGGGGAACAGAAGCTCGTCACGCTCTGTGCGCGGGTCTTCGTAGCCCAGCTGGGTGGGTGTCGCCCGCAGCGGGTCATAGCGCATGGGCAGCATGATGTGATCATACCCCATGTCGCTCTCGAGGATCACGCCCGACACGTCCCGCTCGTGCAGGCGCTGCATCACCACCACGATGGCGGACTTGTCGGGGTTGTTCAGGCGGCTGGTCACGGCCTCCTTGAACAGGTTCGTGGCGGTCTCCCGCTTGGCGTCAGAGTTCGCGTCATCCACGCTGTGAGGGTCATCGATGATCACCCGGTCGCCCCGGTAGCCGGTGATGCCTTCAAACGCGCAGGCCTGCCTGAAGCCCGTGGCGGTGGTCTCAAACTTCGCCTTGGCGTCCTGATCACTGGTCAGCACCACCCGGTCACCCCAGAGGGCCTGATACCACTCGGACTTGACCAGTCGACGCATGCGCAGGCTGTCGCGGATGGCGAGGTCTTGGCTGTGGCTGGCGCACACGTAGCGCATGTGAGGCATGTTGCGCGGCCCCCACTCCCATGCAGGCCAGAACACCCCGATCAGCAGCGACTTCATGGTCCCCGGCGGCACGTTGACCAGCAGGCGGTTGTAGAACGTGCCGTCCTCGTCGAACGTCACGCCATCCGTGATCGCCTCCAGATGCGCGCAGATGAAATCGATGTGCCAGCCGTGGATGTATGGCTGGCCGGGCTCGATGATGTGCCACGCCTGCTGGACGAACGACGCCAGCGAAACCTCGCAGCGCCGCTTGTTGATCACCGACAGCAGAGACGACGGGTCTATCGCGACCGGAAGGTCAATCTTCCCCATCTGCCTTCATGCTTTTCTCCAGCGCAGACGCCAGCACGTCCAGTTCTTCAAGGCTCAGGCTGGACACGTCCAGCTGCGTCGTCATCTGGATCGGTGGCATGTCAGGCGCTCCACCCACTGCCATCCTCTCGCCGTACACCCGCGAGTTCCACTTGCCGATCAGGCGCAGCCTCGTGTCGATGCGGACGCGCCGGTCCGCTGGATCACACTTCTTGTCGTCGGCGATCTCTATGCATTCGTCGGCCAGAGCATGCGTGCCATCGACCTTCGCGCGTGCGACAAGGTCACCAAATTCGGGGAACTTCCTCTGCCACCTCAGAACAGACATGTAGGAAGGCATGTCGTCACCCTTGCAGATCACCTTCATGGGCACGCCTTCTGCAAGCTTGTCGAGGATCGCTTCGGCGACCCCATCGTTGAAATCGGTTGGACGGCCTGCGGGCATGTTAATGGTCCTTCATTGTCATGCCCGCAACATAGCGCCAGCAGTGCGGAATGTCACCATCGCGATGCCACGTGCCCGTGTAGGACCGTTCGACCGGTGGTGGCGGTGGTGGCTTGAAGTTTTCCCGCAGGAACTTTTCCAGATCGGTCATTTCACTTTCCACCCTTGGGAGGCAGAGATGCCCCGGATCGCGTTCACGACGGCCTGTGCCTGCTTCTTGGATCGAATGATGATGGTTGTCTTTCCATCGTCTGCGCTGACGTAT